GTGAGTTGGAGCGCATTGTGTCGTTCCTGAAAGCTTTGACGGGTTCGTCTTACTTTGGCAATGCCATCGTGAAGCGCGAACCTGCTTGGTAATCAGGTCTTATGCAATTTGCAACCCTTACCAGCATAACTCTTGTAGTCGTGCTAGCACTCTTTTTCGGCAGTTTTAAACTGCCGTATCCTTCGGAAGCTTCAAATGGTTTTCAACCTCAAAAATCGAGTTCCTTCGATCGAAAAACAACGCCTCTCAGGGCCGAAAGCCCCGATCAAACAGAATCGCAAGAAACTGAATGATTATTCTCTTAGGCAGCGCGTGAGCGCCTCCGAACGAGATGAAGTGTTGTTGTCATACTTGGAGTACTTAGGTACTCCTCGAGCCTTAACTTCGTGGATGTTATACAAGTATGGTGAACATCACCAACTTGTGTCACTAGCGATCGACCCACTGAGTTACAGTAGCATTGAGTCCTTTCGACTTGATTATGCTGCGACTAAGTTCTTCTCGAAGACCGATAACCTGAAAACAGGCATCGATACTCGAGCGGTGGCTATCGATTCCGCGAAAGCCGCGGAAGCGAAGTGCTCTCAGACGAACCAATGGATCAGAGACTGCGTAACCAAGGGGTTTCCCCCCGAGCTTGTCGACACGATTTCTCGTGCCCAAGCCACAGTTGCACATGTCCTAGGTCCACTAAAGAGTGGTATGTTCAGCGACCAGGGATGGTCTGCTGGACGCACTACTTCAGTTTGGGGTACTGAGCTTGACCCAGTATCTAAATACATGGGTAGGTTAGATGTTACCATCGAAGCTTTGGCAACAGCCGTTCCGGTTGTTGCGGCTTCTCCCTCGTGGGGTTCAGCGGCTCTTGATGCTGATGGACCGTGTTCCGTGACCGCTTCTGCGTTCACGCTGCGAGATGGGAATGTCCTTACGGTGGTTCCAAAGAACGCGAAGACTGATCGGACGATTTGTTACGAGCCTCATTGTAACATTCGTCTCCAACTTATGGTTGGCAGCTACTTAAAAAGGCGTTTGCTCTTTCGAGCAGGCCTTGATTTGTCGCTTCAGTCTGTTAACCGTAATCTATCGAAAATAGCATCCCGTGATGGGACCTATGCCACTATTGACTTAAAGTCAGCAAGTGATACGATAGCGACTACCGTAGTTGAGCTCTTGCTTAACCAGTCGGGAGACTGGTATGAGCTTCTCAACTCCTTACGTAGTCAACGCACGGAATGGCCCGACGGGTCCATTGTCGAGAACGAGAAGTTCTCTTCGATGGGTAATGGTTTTACGTTTGAGCTTGAGACGTTAGTCTTCTA